CACATTCAAATTCTTGAGTGAACTGTCTTGCTGACGTGTTTTTAATTGTCTCTTCTTTCCACTTGGCATCTCTACCAGGAACTTGAGACCAGTGTACTTCGTGATATGTGTAATCATTTCTCCCGCTTAGAGCATCCTGCCACATCTTATAGAAGTGGTTCATGCCATAAGGTGTGGAGATGATTATGACTTTCGTTGATTTACCAGAAGTAATAGTAGGATAAACAGAGGCAAAGAACGAGTCAGCAATGTGATTCGGGACGAAAGCGAACTCGTCGAGAAAGATGATGTTGAACGACATGCCTCGGACAGCACTCGCAGATGTAGAAGCTGCCAATATCTTACTGCCATTTTCTAACTCAATGTTACCTTTGTTCCATACTACCACACCCTGTTGGATCCACTTAGGTAGATTCTCGTATGCTATAGCTAATCTTGCCAAAAGATCTCTAGCAGTAGATGCTTTGTTTGCTAGGATACCAATGTTAACGTTGTCATTGAATAGAATATAATGTAGCAGATAAGATACTACTGTAGTAGACTTGCCAGTCTGTCTAGGTAGTTTAGCAATATTAAATCTATTGTTATGAAATTTTTTAATTAATTCTTCTTGGAAGTCCCACATATTGAAAGGTACTAGACCTTCGTCAAGTGAAACGATCTTTACGTAATTACGAGTAAAGTATACAGGATCTTTCTTACACTTAATATACTCTTTGATCTGATCTTTGGTAAAATCAAACTGTACGTTCGCTTTTTTTAGAAGCGGATTACCAAGATAGATGTCGTCTCCAGCACCCATTACATACTATTCATATGTAATTATTTATCCCACCACTTCTCTTCGCCGTTCTTGTACTTCTCTCCAAACCCTTCTAGATCCGCCATACGTTTCTCCCAGTTGTCTCCACCTTCGGATCCTTTCAGTTGATTAATACAGGAATTATCCCCATGACTATTACATACTAAACCAGCAAGATCTTTTTCATTACCTAATTTACCAGTACCAGACCATCTAAATTGTCCATTGATCCAGGTAGCACCACACTTAGGACACTCTACCCTACTCATCGACAAATCAGAAAATTGTTTTTCAGAAGCCATGTAATGCCTGTAATTTGTATTATTATAATGGTATGTAGTTAAAAAATAATGTAACAGTTGCTTAAAGCAACTACATATTTTCGTATCTATATTCTAAAATCATCCTATATAGCGAATCTCTAAGGAACCAAAGATGTTCCTGTTCTTCCCACGGCCGAGCAGGTGATCCTTCCCAGGTCTCTAATCTTTTTAATACACAATGATGTAGTAAGTAAATGTCTTCTATACGTAGACTTACTTGATAGTCGTATTCTCTTTGATCATCGTTCATGGATTTCCATAGTATTCATAGAGAGCGTTATCTATAATCTGTCCTATCTCCATATTCTTCTTCCTCTTCATCAACGTCTGCATATGCATTGGCCACGAAGGGCCCTCGTTTTCGGAAATGTTCCTTTCCGACATAAGAAAATTCAGAATTGACGGCAGATACCCAAACAGTAAGTTTCATTACGATAAAAATTAAAACCAGAGGTGATAAGCAACCGATTAAAGTTACTGGATTCATTTATATTTCCTCGCAAAAGATTCCCAGTGTTCCCAACCATATTTATGTGTGTAATCTAATACATTTCATAAGCTTGACTAAAAGGTCTCATCCCTTGTCTCTTTTCGTGTCTCTCTTGAAGCTCTTTGAACTTTTCTATATTATCTTGTTTTCTTTTTAAATCGTCTATCTTTTTCTGAACTTCTTCCAGTTCCTTTTGGATATCCATTGTAGTTTAAAATACTGCACTTATGACCTCCCCACCAAAAGCTACACGGTGAGTTGTGGATCTAAGTGCATTTATTTATACACTTTATGCCTCTATAGCACTATTAGTTACTGGATTCATTTATATTTCCTTGCAAAAGATTCCCAGTGTTATCTCCAATTATTTATGGTTCGTCAAATAATACTTCATTTATGTACTGGTCTGCCCAACTTACACCAAAGTAAGATTCTAAAATTTTTCTAGTTTTATCATTCTTCTTCTGATTATAACAGTAATCTGACTGTGCTACCAGTCTTTGTTCTGATCCACGACTATCCATAGTAGCTCTCCAAACAGCACCAACATATACATCTAGATATTCGTTAACTACATTACAAAATACATCAATATCTTCTTCATCATCCAATCTTGCAAACTTACAGTACGGTGAAAAAATAGTACCCCATGAAGGGATCTCTCTATTGTGTTTAAAACTATAGTATCTACTAATATCAGCAATATCTTCATAGATTGAATGTTCTATACCATCTACAGGAGAGATATCAGTAATAGCAGCAATAACCTTACTCTTAGTAGCTACAATATCAGTACCAAAAATAGGTAAATTAAACTCAGGATCTGGATACCAGATACAGTGAAGGATATCTAATTGTCCTAGACTAGCAATTTCCATATGTACCTTACGTAATCCAGTACACACATACATGTCATTTTCGATGGTTAAATTACCAGCATCTTTTTCTTTATAGACTTCTCTAAACTTATCATCAACATCCATTTCCTCTATGTTTGGTAGAGACTCTTGATGTTTACGAATAATACCAGATAAGTCATTAATTGGTTGTCTTTCCATATATTATAATTTTAGCGACGGAAGAATTGGATCAATTACCCCAATAAATCGAAGAAGACCCTCAGCAAAAAGTGCAAGAACAACCCAACCAACACACACAGAGATAATTGTAGCATTACGATTATGTTTTCGTATGGCATCATCAATCATCTCCTGACATTCTTGTTTGGTTACCCACTCAGGTGGCTTCATATCCTCAGAATAATCCTTAAACATCTTCATTATACCAGAAATCCTCCCATTCTGTAAGCGTTTGTTAAACTCCAAGACACTAAACCTATAACCAAACTGAATATAATTGTTGCTGATATACTAGTTTCTGGTTTCATTTCTTTCTTTCCAAAGTTCTAGGAAATACCGATCGACTAAATATAGATCACCTTGGGGTGGTTGCTCTTCAATTTTAGACCATTCGTGACAAAGGTCTCTCATCTCATATGTTATTCTATTTGGTGTAAACATTCTAGCGAGTGATGACATGGCAAACGCATGCCTCATCTTAATGCGCTGTTCCATTTCCGTCATATTTTTCACTTTCATATAAGACACCAGCAAAAATCATTTAACGTTTCCTGGTGATTCTAACAAACAATATTCGTTTTCGTATTGTTCCAGTTTTGTCAACAAATGCTCATACTGATCCCACATGTATTCTGATCCAGTATAGTCTTTGTACAATTCACACGCTTTTTTTAACCGAGCGAGGTCATCCGAATTAAATCTCATTGCGGCAGCAAGTAGTTCTAAGTTATAATTATAACACGGAATGGTTCATTAATCCTGCTGTCAGGATCCCGTGACGTTTTCTTGCTAGTCCTCCTGACTTTTTGGTTCAGGATGCTCCTTCGAGCACTGCTTCTTTAAAGTTTTTGATGGCGTACTGGTCCCAGTATTCAACTCCGAATCGGCAGACATCTCTAGTCTCCCACTTTTCACATCCAGGGCAGTAACGTTTTTCTGCTGCTTCGGTGATGTCAATACGTAGTTGTTTAAAGGACTTCATATTTATTCAGACTCTTCTTGTTTATTTATTTGCTTTAGCATCTTCTGTAGGTCTGATGTACTGCCAACAAATAAATTGTTAGTGGTCTTACTATTCACAGAGCTCTTTGTAGGTGCTTCAAGATCTTTCATTTTCTTCTGTAGATCAAGTAGTTTATCAGTGGCGTCTGCTACCTGCTTCATGGCATTCACAGCGACTTCATACGCTCTAGGGTGCCCTGACTCCTGAGCAACCTCTAACGCCCCATCTAACGCCTCTCTGCCCTTATCTATAAGTGAGTATAGAGACCCTCTGGTATACTCATAGTCTTTAGTCTGATCGTCTTTATCTGCTTTTGGTGGTACGGGTTTAGATGGTTCGATATCAGTAGATTCAACTTCAATGTCAAATAGATCTTCCATATTATTCTCAAATTTTGTCATAAAATATCAATACCCTCATTAAATCCAAAGTCATCTGTACTGATAATTAGTTCATCATCAGCTGCTGTAATCTGTCCGTCCGCATTCTTATCTTCTAATGCCTTTGGACTGTAACTGTAAGCAGCACTTCTTCTACTAGCAGCAAGGTCTCCAACTGATTCGTAGATAATAGCTTTACGGATAATTCCTGTATTAGTATAAGGACCGTAGATGTAAGACTTAGCAGTAAAGTTTAGTGTCCATACAATGCTTCTACGATCTAAAAAACTATCATCCCAGTCATCTTCATAATTAATATTGTTTAATACAATAGCAATATCTTTTTTCTCATCCATGTCTGTGACCATGTTGAGAGTAATATTAAAATTGGGTTGAAAGAACGGCAAGATTTGCTCAAGAATTTGTAAACCATCATCTTGAGATTTACCAATAATTCCTAGTTCAAATGACATGTCATAAGGAACTGGAACATACTGGGTCTTAACTTCTGTACCATCTTCAGCAATAGTGGTTCTGTATTTTTGTACAGGACTTGTCTTACGAGCAGCATCATATGTAATACCAGTCATCTCAAAGTAGAGACGTGGTATTGTGATAGCAATCTTGTTAGCAACATCTGGGTTCTGTTCCAGACGTGTCAAAAATTTCTGCTTAGGTCCATAAGCAAGAGGAACTTTTTCAACCTCCAATACAGCACCTGTATTGGGATCTACTTTTTTAAGTTCAATGTTATTGAATAAAGTACCGAAACCAATTACCGTTTTACGTATAGCTTCGTTATAGAAATGTTGACCAAGCATTAGAATGAATCCATAAAGTTGCCATACTCACCGAAGGGATTAACTTCCCCCCAATCGATAAGGTTATCAGCCTCGTCTTCGATTTCTGAGTTTTGATCGTAGGCGCTGTTGGTATTATTTAGAGTGTTAAATGACTCAGGACTCCAAGTAGCACCTGAAGTTAGACCAGTAACTAGTTCAGCAGTTGTGAAGGTTCCTGTTCTATTGATGACTTCGAGAGCTCTGGTGGTGCTATCCCAGGACTTGACATCTGCTCTATTGTCCTTAGGTGAGTAGTCAATAGTAACACTAGGAGCAGATGTGTACCCAGCGCCACCATCTGTAATGACGACACCAGTAATAAGACCAGTAGCAGAGACCGTAGCAGTACCTGTAGCATCTGTAGTTGCTCCTCCCCCAGAGAATGTAACAGATGGTGGTAGTGATTGATTGTAGTACAAACCAGTGTCTGTCATTACTACACCATCTACAGCATCACCACTAATAGTTGATGTTGCCTTAGCAAGGAACTCGTCACCAGCAATCTCTTCTCCAACAACAAAGTCACCTGATCCACCAGGATCCATAAACAGTTTAATAGAACTAGACTTGATTGTCTCGATTACATCAATTTCAGCAACACCTGTCTCGATGCTATCACTACCAACTTCATAGATCTCGGCAGTCATTGTATAGAACTGGAGCTTGCCCATTTGATAGAATGGTTGCTCTCTTTCTACAAATTTGATTTCATACAAATCTTTCGTCAATGGGAAATACAAAAGATCTCCCTCGTTAGGTCTGTTATCTAACGTGAGGGTAGGAGCATGTTCCGTAACTTCTTCATCCCAACGTCTTGTTGAAACACGAAACTTTACTTCATCTGTAATACGTAGACCAAACTTACTAATAAATTCTGATGTTTCTCCGAATCCTGTTACGTTCTCTAGAAGCATTTCAATTTGAAACTCTTCCTGATACTTTGAATAGATGATGTCATTTAAAGTATTATCTTTCAGGATTGTTCTAGGTAGGTAATAGATATCCGATCCGAACAGTTGAATCTGCTCGTCAACGAGATCCTGTACGAGATTTTGCTCACCAGAAAAACCGCTATAGTAAGTGGGAAAGTAAGGACTAGTAGGCATTTTATCCGATCACATCAAATAATGGGGTGGAATACTTGGACAGCATTTCTGACTCAAGTACTTGAACTTCTTTGTTGCCATCTTCCCAGATCTGGCGACCGTTTAGGGTGACTCCACCAGGAAGTTGAACATTGTTGAACTTAATGAGGTTTGCTCCCCACTGTCTTTTCATTAAAGCTGTGGTGTACCTCTTGAGGAAGGAATCGTTATATACTTGGGTGAATGTGTCAGGATCTATAGCACCCCAACAATCAATTAATAACCAGTTTCCTTCCTTAAGTCTTTGTACATCAATATCAATATAAAGTCTATCTTGTCTCTTTGAAAATCTGTACTGAACAAAAGCACCAGTATTAATAACTTGATCTAGAGTTTCAAAATACTGTTTGACCATATAGAAATTAGTAAGATCAAAGTTCCCCATCTTAAATCCATTGGCAAAGGAGAACATGTCCATCAAGAAATATTGGTTTGTCATACCAAACAAACTATTTCGTACAAAGTTTGATGACACCCCAAATACTTTACTAATACCCATTACATGATCAGGGATTTCTAGAAAATTCTTTCTATGTTCCCAACCAGTAGCATCAGGATTTGTAGTTGACGTAACTTCATTCTGTGTAGTAAATCTAGTGATGTCTGTATCAGTAATGTTGTGCTTAAGATACATTTGCTCAAGCCCATCAAAATGATGTTCGTGATAAAACTGAATAGCATCATCAACGATATCACTTGCTTGTTCATCAGCAATGTTAATTTGTAGTACAGGAGCACCCAATTGACGTTTACAATAATCAATTAGTTCCGACCTACTGCTTGGTGATGACATGTATCTTACACAAAGTCCCTGTTATTATTTAGGAGATGGGATATTGGGTTTTATACCAAAGCATTTGAAAACTCATTTTAAAAATCCATTGAATGTAATTCTATCACACTTCCAATTAGAAAAGAAATTTTTAACCTTTAGCAATCTATTTTGAGATTGCCCAATATGAATAACATCGACCTCCCAAGAAGAGGGGTCGATGTCAAACTCTTTAGCGTTTATCATTCGCCTTCTAAGCGGATGTTCCTGGTTCGATTCCAGGTGATCCTGTCTCGCAGGCTGCCGCTGGTTCTTCGGCAGTAGTTTCTTCGGTAGTAGTTTCTTCCTTCTCTTCTGGCGGATTCAGCAAGTCTAGAGTTTCCACCCCACCAGATAGTTTCAATTTATACTCTCTTGCCTTAGCAAGATTAGATTCTAGTTCGGCAATTTGCTTATCAGTATTAGCAAGTTGCTCTTCAAAATTCTTTCTAAGTTCTGCTGTATCCATAGTAATCACATATGACAGTGTGTATTATTATTTATATCTCTAGAAAAAGATTGAATGCTTCTGCCATTTTTACTTCTTAGTGATAGTATTTACAATAGTCACCTCGACATCATCACCAGGACTTAGATCGGCACCTAGTGTAAGTGAAATACGAACATTTTGT